AAATGGAATCCCGCCGTTTCTTCACCCGATGTTAATATCCTAAAGCAAATTGTAAGAGTTTATAAGAACTCTGAACTTATCATAGAAGATGAGCATCCTTACTATACGGATTCAATAGAATTTTTTGTTCCCGCTTGGGACGAAAAGGGTAATTTGCTAGAGGAAACTAGCGTTATGGTAACTATACAGGCTATATCTGATAATTTCCACTCTGAAGCCATTTCGTCTAATATTATAGAGCTTGTTAGCATTGCTATTGAGCCTCCCTCTGAGGTTGAAATAGAAATGCTGCCCTTTCCAGAATTTTTTGAAGATGTTGAAATCCCTGTGGTTGTGGGTTCTGGGATTGTTTAAATGAACTGGAAAAAACTACACGACGAGGCAGTATTCGTTGACCTTCATAGTCATCCCTCGCTTAAATCCTCTATGTTTCATAGAAACTTAGACGGCAAAAAAAGAAGGCTCCTTTCTAAATTTTTTGAGTCTTCCTTCTGGCCCTTCAGCGAAAGAATCACATTTCCTAAGCTAGAAGAGGGTGGGGTAGATGTCCTTCTTTCTACAGCCTATGTTTTAGAACAAGGCTGGATAGACGACATAAAGCTAATTAAGTTTCTCTTGTGGCTGTTCTCAAGTGTCAGAAAAAAGATAGTAGACCCTACCTATTTTGACGCTACTAATATGATGCTCGACAACATGGAGGATGAGGTTGCTTTATATAATGCTGCGATTGATATGGCTAGCTTGGATAGTAGACATGTAAAAATGGCAAAATCAGTGGAAGAATTGCTGCAAGGGATAGCCGCAAATGATATATGCATTGTACATTCTATAGAAGGCGCACATAGCCTTCAAGGAATTGAGGCTGGCAAAACTCTTGACGACGAAATAGCATCTGATAGAGAATCTATCGAAGTAGAACTTCTAAACAATCTAGAACATTTCTATAATAGAGGTGTTGCGTATTTGGGCTTGGCTCATTTTTATCCCAACCAATGTGTTTATCCAGTATTTCCTTATCCAGAATACGGCATTAAACATATACCTAAAGACGCTTTAGGAAGATGGGATTCTACGCTGGGTTTAACTACAACGGGAGAAACCATAGTAGAAAAGATGCTAGAGTTAGGCATGATTGTTGATGTTACTCATTGTACACCAAGAGCTAGAGCTAGAATATATGAAATAGCAGAACATCATAATAAACATTCCTGTATCATGGCAACACATACCGGGGTATATGAAATAAATAGAGATTTATATAATTTAGAAGATTGGGAAATCAAGTGGATAAGCGACAACGGCGGGGTAATTGGCGTCATTTTTATGAATTATTGGCTTTCTCCAATTGACACCAAGCTTGGACTAAAATACCTCTTGCAAACAATCGAACATGTGATTAATATAGGTGGAGAGGATGTGATAGGCGTAGGAACAGATTTTGACGGATTTACAGACCCGCCAGATGAAATTGTCGATGCGTCACAGCTTCCTCGTTTTACAAAGTGCCTAGCCTCTGAATTTAAATCAATTACAGAAAGAAAGTATTCGGACGCAACCATCAAGAAAATATTGGGTGGAAATGCGTTACGGGTTTTAACAGAAGGCTGGGGTAAAAAATCGTAGTTTTGTTTTTTAACTAAGGAGAAGTACTATGGGCGTTAAGCTTAGTGCGCTTTTTAAGTCGCGTAGGTTTTGGATTGGCGTTGCCGGTGTCGTTATTGTGTGTGCAGACGCACTTTTTGGCGAAGGCACGGTAAATCCAGATGTGGTAACAAATGTTACTCTTCTCGCCGCCGCATGGATTGTTGGCGATAGCCTTAGAGTTACTGAATAGTTTAGTGCGTTTTAAAAGGATTTTATTCTGCCTGATAAGCAGAAAGCCCCTCCCGGCGTTGTAACCGGGAGGGGTCATGGACGTTTTTAATATTAACAATAAAAAATATTTTTAATCTAGGCTTGACAAAGCCAAACCTATGTTTTATAATAACGTGAGAAAATGGGGAAGACGATAAGAAATAAGAGCAAGCGAGACAAGAAGAAGCTCAAGAAAAAAAACAGAGAACGAAAGCAGCACAAATATGGCGGGCCGTCCTACGTGGGATGATTATTTTATTGGCCTAGCATACCACGCCTCTCTCAGAAGTCACGACGCACAAACACAAGTTGGGTGCGTAATTGTGAGTGACAACAAGACGATAGGGATGGGGTATAATGGATTCTGTTCTAATGTAGAGGACGAAACTCTTCCTACTACTCGCCCCCAAAAATATGCCTATATTGTTCACGCAGAACAAAATGCCGTCAGCAATATCATCATTAAGCCCCCCTATTCTAAAATCTATATCACCCACTCTCCTTGCGCTGTCTGCGCAAAATTACTATGGCAAGCTGGAGTCAGAGAGTGGATTCTACCCAAGGGGGCTTTGGTCAATGGTTATTCCAATGATGACTCTCTTATATTGTCTCACCTTATAGAAAATGGATTAAAGGTAAAATATATTCAACCAGACCTGTCTTACCTAACAAAAATCATCTAATCAGAATTTGCTACAGTGTATAATTTATCGTTAGGATTAAGAAATTTAGTAATAAGGAAAAGACTACAAGATGTCTTTACGAGAACTCCAAGAATACAGCTTTGTTTCTAAATATGCTAGATGGATTCCAGAAAAGAAAAGGAGAGAAACTTGGAGAGAATCTGTAGACAGGGTTAAGAGCATGATGCATGAAAAGTATCCAGACCTTAACGGAGATATTTCTTGGGCATATGACATGATGTACAAGAAAAGGGTTTTGGGTTCTCAGAGGGCGCTTCAGTTTGGCGGGCCTCCTATCTTTAAGCATAACGCAAGAATCTACAATTGCATATCTTCTTATTGTGACCGCCTTAGATTTTTTCAAGAGTGCATGTATTTGCTTCTTTGTGGATGTGGAACAGGCTTTTCTGTGCAAAAACATCATATAGCAAAGCTACCCTCTCTTGTAAAAAACAAGAAAGGCACAAAGAAATTTATAATCCCCGACAGCATAGAGGGCTGGTCAGATTCAGTAGGAGTTTTGATTACAAGTTATTTTGAGCAGGATGAATTGTTTCCCGAATATGTGGGAAAGAATATTGTGTTTGATTTTTCTGAGATTAGACTAGCAGGAGCGCACCTAAGTTCTAGTTCTGGCAAGGCTCCCGGCCCAGAACCTCTTAAAAAAGCTTTATCTAATATCAAAAAAATACTAGACAGGTCACTAAAAAATACAGAGCTTGCCGATGAAAAAATAAGAAGACTTACTCCTATAGAAGCGTATGATATTATAATGCATAGTGCAGACGCTGTGATTTCCGGTGGGGTGAGAAGAAGTGCTACAATTTGTCTTTTTAGTCCCAATGATGAAGAAATGTCCACGGCTAAAACAGGAAACTGGTTTCACGAAAACCCACAAAGAGGACGGTCAAATAATTCTGCCTTACTAGTAAGAGACAAAATAAGCGAAAAACAATTTCATAAATTAATGCAATCAGTACGCGAGTTTGGGGAACCGGGGTTTGTCTGGTCAGACTCGACAGAATTAATAGTCAATCCCTGTGTAGAAATTGGGATGTATCCAATTGACATTGAGACGGGTAAGTCAGGATGGCAAGCCTGCAATCTTAGCACTATCAATTGCGCTAAAATTAAAACGGAAGAAGACTTTTATGAATCTTGTCGTGCTGCTGCGGTTATAGGAACACTTCAGGCTGGCTTTACAGAAATACCATATCTAGGAGAGGTCAGTGAACGCATTTTGCGACGAGAATCTCTTTTAGGCGTGTCCATGACTGGTATCATGGAACAACATGAGATATGCCTAGACCCTGAAATACAAAAGAAGGGAGCTAGAGTTGTCAAGCAAACCAATAAAGAACTGGCGAAACAGGTCGGAATTAATCAGGCAGCTAGGGCTACTTGCGTCAAGCCTGAAGGAACTTCTAGTTGTGTTCTTGGTACTAGTTCTGGTATTCATCCTCATCATGCCAAGCGCTATATACGACGTGTACAGGCTAATAAGATGGAAGTCATTTACCAACACTTGAAGAAAATAAACCCAAGAGCCTGCGAAGAGTCTGTTTGGTCTGCAAACGACAGCGATGATGTTATATCTTTTTGCATAGAGGTTCGGGACGGCTCTAAACTTAAAAACAAAACTGGAGCAATAAGCTTGTTAAAGCACGTCAAAAGCACACAGCAAAACTGGGTAATGATAGGAAAAACAGATGCGCTATGTACTAAGCCTTGGCTAAATCACAATGTTTCAAATACAATTAATGTGAAGCCAGAAGAGTGGGAACAAGTAGAGCGCTTTATATACAGAAATAAGAAATATTTCTGCGGAATCTCTCTGTTGCCTGTTAGTGGAGATAAAGATTATCCACAGGCTCCATTTACTACGATATACCTTCCCAGCGAGATGGTTTCTCATTATGGCGATGGAGCAATGTTTGCCAGCGGCCTGATAGAAATAGCTCTTGATTTGTGGGAAGATAACTTGTGGGCTGCTTGTGATTCATTAATGGGCAGGGGCAAACCTGTTAAGGGTGCTGCAAAAAAGACTTGGATTGTAAAATGTAAAAGATTTGCTGGCAGATATCTAGATGGTAATGTTAAAAAACTAACATATTGCATGAAGGATGTATATAACTGGAAAGAATGGGTAGATTTAAAAAGGTTATATAGACCTGTAGACTACACCAAGGTCATAGAAGAAGAAGATAATGTAAAACCAGAGCAGGAAATTAGTTGTGCCGGTGGAACCTGTGACATTATATAGGAAAATTCAATGATAGATTACCTGAATACGGTCAATGTAAAACGATTAACAGAAACTGCCCAGCTACCAACCCAAGCAAATAAGTCAGATGCAGGTTGGGATTTGTACGCTGATGAGGATATAGAAATTTGGCCGGGAGATACCACTTTGATTAGTACCGGCGTTTCTCTGGAAATACCAAATGGCTATGTTGGACTAATCTGGGACAGGTCTTCCGTTGGGGTTAAGGGTGTTCATAGGCACGCAGGAGTAGTAGACTCTGGATACAGGGGGGAAGTAAAGGTTTGCTTACATAATTCCAATCGTTCACCTTTAGGTCGTCATTTGTCAATTCACATGA